TTCTGCCATTTTAAAAAGTATTTAATTGTTTTAAATGATTGTTGATACAAATATAATAATTATTTGCAACGTGGATGCAAATTTTATTTAATAAAAATTAAGTGTTCAAATGTTAGTGTTCTAGTGGCGAAATAATCATTGCCCTCGGTTGTCAAACTATCGCTACGATCACTAATTAATTTCATGCTCACCATTTGAAAATCAACCTTCAAATCAAGTACGCTTGTGGTTGCAGGGTAAATGGTGGTAAATATTTCGTTCACAATATCGTCTGCCATCTTACCACTATTACCATATTGCTCAACTGTATGTACTGATAATTGTATTGATGTGTTAGTGCTATGCTTATACATTGTGCCATCCTCTGTATTAGCAATATCACTCATTATAATGTAGTTGTCGGGGCTTTCATCTTGTGGCAATTCTAAGTAGTATATTGGTATAGCAATACCGTTAACTTCTAAATCGGCTAATGCTGCTACATACGCCTCTCTTAATTTATAGTTAACTGATTTCAACTTGTTATTGCTTTTTTAATTTGTTCTTTTAATTTCTTTTTTGTTTTCATAACCGCTGGGAATAAATAAGGCTGTGGCTTTATTCCTGTACGCAATATTTTTAATGCAATTGGATAAGCCGCTGCCATGTCTTCACTTTCTATATTGGCTTTTTTACCAGTCCTGCGTTGTGTTTTAACGCTGTAAGTACCTGATATACCTTTACGTTTTACCCATTGCATTATCTTTAATAAAAAATCTTTAAAAGAGCCTTTTTTACCACCCCCACCTTTAAATTGACCTGCCAATTGCTTCCACTCTTTTGGTAAGCTACCTACATAATTTGAAGCAAACTTTCTTGTCCCAAATTCTATATAAGCACCATAATTAGCCCTTACTGTAATCTCAGCACTTAAATTATTTTTATCTGCATAATTAGCATCTATCGAACCTTTTAAATATCCATCGTCTTCTGGGCAATTCTTTTTAGCTTCAGTTACCGTTTCAATTGCCCAGGCGTTTAATTCATCTGCAACCTTGTCTTCAATAGCTCCTTTTTTCACCTCTACATTTTTAATTATTTTATCTATGCCGCTAAAATCAAATTTAATTGCTGCCATGCTTTGTACATCTTAATATTAAATAAGATTTTTTACCCTCATTTACCACTTGCACACTGTTTATTTTTAATTTTTTTAGTTGATAAATAACGGTGTTTTTAGTTGTTACTGTATAGGTATCATATTGGCGAATAGTTATTTTATAATCGTAACTTTCAGCCCTTTGCCCCTCAAAAAAACTAGCTTGTCCTGTTCTGTTTTCTACATTAGCCCAGCAAGTGTATAATGTAGATGCCGCATAACTTACACCACCGCCACGATCCTTAGTTCCTGTGTTAGTTTCAATTGTTATTCTAGTATTTAATTTACCTACCATATTCTACGATAAGGGAATAATGTTAATTCAACCATTGGGCTTAACTCAGTTGGTACTGTTCTATTATTTTGTGTGGTTGCATTGGCTGGTGTATCACCTCTATTCTCATACAAATATGCTACCTGTTGCAATACAGCCGTTTTAAACTGCTTAGGTAATGGGTTTTCCGTTGTATAACCTGTTGTGTAAGTAGCCACTAAATAATTGCTGCAAGGGCTTTTAATTGTTTTAAAAAATACTCCTTGTAATTTGTAATCTGCATCAACCGTTAATGCGTTACCGTCTTCATCTTTTAACGATGTAAATGTTTTTAATGGTTGATAAGGCAATTCAATACCACCTAAGCTATTATTAACAACCGCCTCAATTGTTTTATCTACCAAAGAAATATTTAAAAAGCCTTCAACTTGTAGCCTAGCTGTTTTAATTAATTCAGTTATCAAAGTATTTTCTTCAGTAATATCTAATTCAATTTTACACCATTCTTTTGCCTCGGCTAAAGTAATGGGTTCAGTTGGGCTTGATACCTCCGTTGCTTTTACATCTATTACTAGGTTGTAATTCATTTTTTTAATTTTGGCTTTTCTTCTACTTTTTTTGCAGGCAAAGAAGCTTTATCTTCTTTTTTAGCTTCTTCATCAACTATTTTTACAAGCCCGTTTTTTACCAATTCGGCTGCATGCAAATCGTTAGTTTCATAAATGCTACCTACACACATTAAACCAAATTTACCTATATGAGTAAACAATGTTTCTACTTTCATGTTAAATCAATTTTGTAATTGTAAAATCTCTTTTCCTTTTTGTGGCAAAAAACTTTCATTTAATTTTTGCTTTGTTAATACCATAACCTCTTTCAAATGCTCTCTTTCAAATTTCTTTACAGCAATATTATCTGGTATGCCAGTTCTATCATGGCTGCTCCAAAAAGCACAAGTTTCTCCATCTACTTTAACAATGCTTAAATACCAAACAAAGTTTTTTATAAATAATGTTTTATTAACTATCATGTTTTAAAAAAAGCCGTACCGAAATTGGCACGGCTTTTATTTTAATGTTTACAATTCAAATTAACTTGTCAAATCGGTAATTGCAGTAGCGAATGTACCTTTAATGAAAGCCGCTGGTTGATAAATAGGCAATGCCAATCTCTTTTCAATTACAATTGTAATTAAGTTTTTGATTGCATTATCTTGGTCTTGGTCATAAAAACGAACCGTAGTACCTAATCTATCAAAAATTGCAGCTTTTGAAGGGTCGAATACTAAGAAGTCGCCAGCCGTAACAGATGTATGTTCAACTACTCTTAACCCTGTTCTCATTGTTAATACACCAGGGACATCTAAGCCATTACCGCCTCCTAAGAATAGGTAATTATTAGTAGTGTCTTTCTTCTCAATCATGTCGTAAAAATCAACAGGAGAGACCAACGCAATGTTTGGATTGTATTTAGCCACCCTTGCTTGTTTACGTGCCGCCAATAACACATCAAAATTATTAGGGGCGGCTACAACCGATGTGCCAGCCGCAAAAGCTGTAGCATTGGTAAATAAACCGCTTAAATTTTGACCTGTACCATCACCATACAATACTTGTGTATCTTCAATTACCATTACCTCTTGTATGCCTACTTGAGATAAGAAAGATTGCAGATAAGGTATATCGTCAATCATTTCTTCAGGCACTCTAAAGTAGGTGGCAATTTTACGAACATTAGCATCGTAAATCTGTAAATCTCTATCAATTTGCGGCTTAGTTCCACCTTCAGCAACCATTGCAGGGCCACCCTCACCGCCATTATCACGTATGTATCTAACTACATTACTGTTAGTGATACCTGTAGGCAATAAATCTCTCATGTGCAACTGCTCAAAAGGCTTCATATCTATGCCTGGCACTACTGTAGGTGGCACAAAGTAAGAGCCTGTTAAACTTGTAGCAGATGCCATATTTCCTACAGCTTTACTTTCAAGTTCAATTGCTCCAAATCCTTTTTTACTTACTTTAAAGTTTTTTAATTCAGCAGCTTTTTCAGTTAGTTTTTCTCCTAACTCACTACCAAATGTTTTAAACCCTTTAAAATTACCGCCACCTTGCTTCATCTTCAACTGCAAAGCATCAAAGCCCTCTGTCAATGCTTTCACATCTTCAACAGCTTTCTTTAAATCCTCAGCCTTCAAATCAGTTGGCAAAGTGTTTAATGCTTCCAATTTTTCATTAATTGCTTTCATTTGTAAAGCAACTTCATCTTTTGCGGCTTGTGTTGCATCCGCTTTTGCCTTAGCTTCTAAGGCTGTTTTAGTTTCGTTTAGTTTTTCAACTAATTCTTTAATTTCCATTTTTATTAAATTAAATTTTTATTAAATGTTGTTAGTGCCTCAATTAAATCTTTACCCTGCAAAGTGGCTTTACCCTGCTCTGTGGATTGCATATCTAGTATTATTTGAGATAATTGTTTTGAGTGAAGTAAAAGCATTTCAATAGTTTCATCAGTGGCATCGCTATTTTTACAAAACGCCTCAATTCTTTTCTGCTTTTTCATTAATGTATCAACATCAAAACCCGACTTTAAGCCAGTTAATGGTGTTAACTCATTTGCACCCCATGCTGTTAAACTTGAACCCTCCCAAAGCTGTAACTGCTTTAAATAGTTAGCTGTTTTATCTTCGCTTTTCTCACTTTCTATTTTCCTAAAACCGATACTATGTTCATTTATCAAATCACTTTCAACCATCTTTAAAAAGTCCTTTCCTAAAGAATGGCTACCAACTTGACTTTCATAGTAAAGCCCTTTTGCATCTTCTTGCAATACTAATATTTTACCCAAAGGCTGCTCTGGATTGTGATTTAATAAATGCTTTATACGTGGATTAGTAGAATTAGGGCCAGTATCGGAAATACTTTTTTTGAAAGCCCCTGGTAAAATAATATCACCATCGGAATCAATATTATTGAAGTTGGCAAAATACCCTGTAACAATACCCTTTTTTATATCTGCATCTTTAAAGCATGCACCCGAAAGATAATTTTGTATAGAATATATGCTTTTCAACTTTGATTATTTTAAACCAAAGATATTAATTTTTGCAACAATGTTGCATTTTTTATAAAAATATTTTTTAGGTGAGTTTTCCGTACTTATCTCTAATAGGCTCAAACCCTATTGTACAACGGCAATTAATGATATTGCCTGCATTGGCTTTGTGCTTTCTGTCCCCTGGCTGTGCCATTAAATCACCACTAACATTAAATAATTCATCATAGCCTACAACAACACCATTCATGTGTAAGTGATCGTATTTATCTCTTGGCCGTCTTCTAGTACGATTATCAGTTGCGGAAATCCAAACTTTTCGTAAACTTAAACCAGTAGTCTTTACAGATAGCATTGCACCAACATTGGCAGCCGTTACGGTTTCAGTACGGGCAATAGTCCTAGCCCTTTGGTAAGTAAAGCCTATGTCTTGCAATTGCTCTGTAATCTCTCCTATTGATAAGCCTAATGGTACAGCTTTTAATAAAATGTTCCTTATTAGTTCCTTTGTGTAGCTTGTAATATCTTCAACTGTGTTAAGCAATTCAACTAAAAAGTAATTGTTTAATAAATCTGTCATTAATTGGTTAAACCCTATTGGCATACGTGCCTTTTGTCTTTTTAAATAGGTTAAATGTTTGGCACCATAAGTTATACCAGCATCTAAATAAAGGGGCTTTAACGCTTCGTAAAGTTTAGCTGAGGTAATAAATTCTAAGGCTTGTGTATCGGTATAGCCTAATAATTTTGCTGCAATAAATTGATTGACTTGAAATTTTAGAGCCTTATTTATTACGGGTGTATAAGCTCTTTCCCTACTTTTTTGGAATTTGTTAAAAGCAGCTTGTATTTCTTCTATTTGCTCCTTAGTCATTTAACACATTATTTACATAGCAAGGCTCACAAAGTATTTTAGGTTTTTGTTGTTGTAGTAATTCCCCATCCATAGTAATTGATAAAAGATATTGTGTTGAATAAATAGTTTCACCACATGAAGTACACACACTCATATTTGGGTCTTGCTTTTCCCAACTTGTTTTAATATCAATATTTAACGGGTTACTCAATTCAGTTTTTTCTTTTATTAAGTTAGTTAATTCAACCTTTTCTTTTGTACGCTTAAACTCCCTCTTTGCCTCATCAATTCGGCAAGTTGTATTTTTTGGGATATAAGATACAATTATTTTTTCCAATTGATTAAGTATTTTGCGTTCCATAATCTCCAGTATTAGTTACTTCCTGTGGCATATTCAAATCCTCAAGTAAAGAATAGCCACTTTTTACATAAACTTTACTTAAATTCTCATCTCCATCAACCTCAAGTTTAAATGCTTCTAGTATTTGTTTAGGTATCATAATTGGCAATGCTGCAAAAGCGTCCGCCATTTCCTTCACATTTTGCTGTAGTTCGGGTATTTCGCTTAAATCTTCTTTACAGCAATAGTTTTGCCCTTTAAAATCAGTTTTAGCCATTTGGTTGTAAATATCCCTTATAGCATTTACCTCAGGTAAAACTGCATTGGTGTACAAAGAAACCCTAGCCCCTTTATCGCTTACCTCACTACCTGTTGCATCGTTATTGAATAGTCTATCACTAATACGGTAAACATTGCATAGCTTCTTAAAATCAATCTTTTCTAAGTCGGCAACGCTAAGGTCTGCTAACTTCAAACCTAGTTCAATATAGCCTAATTCACCAGCACTAAAATATGGTGCACCTTTGTTTGATGAATTAGATAAGTATTTGTAAAAGTTATCTTTTCTTTTGCTTACTATCTCAACTATCTTATCATTATTACTCTTTTCATAAACAATGCCAGGCACTCCACCATTTTGCAACTGAGCTGTTGAAACATCATTGTTACTGTCAACCCTTGTAAGTCTTTTGGATAGTATTTTTAATGGGCTTAACCCCCTAAATGATTGCACTGTTAAATCACTTATTGGATTAAAATATTTTGAGTGTATAATGTCCTCAACTGGTATATTGTCAAAAACTATACTGCCATCTTCTACATATTGATACCCTATTATTCGCCTCGGATATACAGTGTTTACTATTACATTTACATTTTGTGGTGGTAAAAAATGTAGCTTAACTACTTTCCCTTTATTTGGTCCTAACTCTGGGCGTTCCTTTAAAATAATAATTTCACCTTGGATTAATTTTGTTGCATAAATAGCAAAAAGGCTTTCTGTTTTAGTCATACCCTCAAAAGGCATATCTAATAATTTGGCAAATTCGTTATCCTCCGGCAGGTCGGTTAATTTGCCGTCCAATCCTTTTTTGTACGCATAAATAGGCACATTAGCGGCTGTATTGGCTATAAATGAAATAATACTGTAAACATCGTCCGTTGTGCAATATCGCTTAGCGTTATCAAGGCTTTTGTAATCGGGGTAAAGGGTAACGGAGCTTAATTTACTTGATAATATGCTTTGCAGGCTGTTAACTTGATTTTGCAAAATCGTTACTCTATCAAACTTAGCTGCTTTTTTATTGAGATTGAGAAAGTCTAACCAACCCATGTTATAAAATTTGTTGCTAAGTTAAATAATATTTGCAACATGGTTGCAAAATAATTAATATTCAGCATCCGCAAAGGTTAATTTTGGTACATATTCAAAGTACATTCGCATCATTAAGGCATCGGAAAAGTCGGGTGAACGACCAATATTAGCCTTAATAATATCTTTAGGAATTACAGCCTTTTTACCATCTTTATCAATGTTATGCTGCTTTACTTGTTCTAGCTCTTGTATTAAATAGCTTTTAGTTTGCAAATCGTTTGTATTTACAAATATTTTGCTGTCATTAATGTAATTAGCTAATTTAAAATAGCATTGAGATTTTAAGTTGTTAAAATTCTCTTTTGGCTTTTCGCCTTTATCATTGTATGGTGCATCGGGGCTGGGTAAAGGTGTACTATTGTTTACAAATCCAACACATTTTAAATAATCAACTACCCCACCACCGATACCGTCCTCATCTACAATTGTGTTGCTATTAGGCACACCATACAAATACTGCAATTCTTTTATTTTATTTACATTTTCATCAACAAGCCTTCCATTTTCCATAAATATATTTTCAACCCTCAACCCATCCCAAAGCATGATAACGGTGTTGTCTTTTCCTTTACGGGCTATATCCGATGTTAGATACTTTTCTCCTGGCTGAATAAAATTATTGCTAAAAATATCTACAATCTTATCGTATTTAATCAAAATACTAATATCGTCATCATATTCCCAATTTCCATACAATAAACGCTGCTTACTTGCATTGTCTAAACTGCTTAAATTTTGAATGTAATACTTTGAAATGTCGGGGTTATCAGTTACTAATGCTGGTATAAATTCCACTCCCTTTTTTAATGTTTTTTCTTTGTATGGCTTGTAAAACTTGTTATAAATCCAACCTTTAGCGGGGTTACAACTACCTAAAATTTTAGGTATTAAATTGTTTTCATCTAGTTTGTAACGGATACGGCTTTTTACTATGTTCCAAGCCTTTTCTGCGATTTGGTTACTTTCATCTATAAAGGCATCTGTAATTTCCAAACTTCCTAATTCATCAAAATTCGGATCACTTGGATATAAAAATAAATCCTTTAAGTAAATCAACGACCCGTTAAAAAAGTGTATTTGGCTGCTTTGTTGGTTATATGAGTAATGCTTACCATTTACTAATCCTTGCAATTTGCACACCTCAAAAAATGATTGTAGAGTAGTTTCTTTTAATGTTTTTAAATTAGCTCTACCAATTAATCCCCTAGTACCAGGATATTTCAAACGCTGCTTTATTTGCCAATATGTACCGATAAAACTTTTACCACCTCCAGTCACCCAGCGGCACCGCCATAAAGAATCTCTCCTGTTATGGAGTCCTCTAAATAGTCTAGTGCCGCTGTTTGTTTCTTATTTAGCCTCATAAACCTTTTGTTCTACCCATGTTAAATTACCATCAATCTTTGCATCAACCTTAGATGGGGCATAATCACCTGCCATTTTACTTAATTCCACATTAAGGATAGCTATAGTACGTTTGTATTGAGCTATTTCTCCAGGGGTTAAGTTTCTTTCATAATTTTTTGGCACTCCTTTTTTAAAATCAATAAACACATCTTTTGTGGTGTTATTTATTAATTTCTGTTGCAAGTCCATTATTTCGGCTTGAATTTCTAACTGCCTCTCTAATTTCGATTTTAAGCCTATTTTAAGCCCCTCAACTGCATTTGCTTGTATTTGTTCATTTGTTGCCTTTTCTTTGGTTTTTTGCCAATCTATTAAAGCTTCATTACATTTTTGATAAAACCTTTGAACTTGTATTTTGTATCTACTTCCCAACGCTTCCAAACACTTCCCCTTATCCGTGTTTCCACCTTCAAATAACTTAATCAGCTCATTTTTTAGCTGAGCGTCTGAAATAGTCTTTTTTATGGTGGGTTTAGTTGGCATTATTTTTTCCAATTAAATGAATATGTTATTCGTTTTTGTGAACTTGCGGCGGTTTTAGTATTTTTAATTTTAGTTATGCCCTTACCATATTTATTAAAATCCTCGTAAGTTGATTTACTCCTTCCTTTTCTAACTAATGCCCAATTTTTATCTTTACATAACGCATGGACTAATGCAGGAGTTGTTGTTGTTATATTTATATCCCAGCCTAAATCTGCATAATGTTTTGATGTATAATTCTCAAATGCCGTACCAATTCCTATACCTTGATAATCGGGCAAAACTACCATCCTGTGACCTCTTTTCCATCCCTTTCTCATAGGGAATTGAATAACGCCCCTATGGCATACCAATTTCCCATTTATAACGCCGACCCATTGCTCTGAAGCTGGGTGTAGGTCGGTATTTAAATAGTGATACTTCCTAAATACCTCCCATACCCTTTTTTTATATTCGTTGCCAATTCTGAAAACTTGTATTTCAATTTCGGGTCGCTTGTATTCTCCGGGGCAAAAAAAAACCTTTGCTCATCTGTATTGTAAATCCAATCGGGTTGCAGCCATTCTATAATATCAGGATGACAGGCAACTGCTACAAACCTTTTATTTAATTTCCTGATTGCTTTTTGTATAGCAAAAGACCCGGTTTTTGCAACTTCCCTGTTAACTACGCTTGTAAATTCATCAAATACTACAATTTCGCTTTCTTCTAATATTGCCTTAGCCAAGTCGCACCGCATTTTTTCTCCGTTACTTAAAACAGAATATGGCTTTAACCAACTCGGCGGACTTGCAAACCCTACGCTTGTAAATGCCTTTGTTATTTCCTTTACACTTTTGCCTTTCGGCATATCATCTATAACACTGCCCTCTGTGTAAATTTGCTCAAAAATATAATTATCCGGGAACAACTCTTTAGCTATCGTGCTTTTGCCTGTTCCTGAACTACCTACTATTAAACCTACATTCCACTCCTTATTTTCTATATCAATATTGCCTTTAAAATGCTCTTTTATTTTGTCAATAGATAAATCAAAAGCATTTAAAACGCTTGAAACCCTAAATGTTTCCTTTGGTTTTGTTTCCTTAATTATATTAAATTCCATATTATAAACTTAAAACCCTAACATTAAAACCGTCTGCAATCATTTTGTTATATACTTGCTCCTGATGCGCTTCATCATTGCAGCTTATTATAACTTCAAATGTTTCCTTCAAATCATTTGACAAATCATTATCATTGCCAGGTACTGCCTTTTCCATTTCCACACCCCAACTTTCCGCAACCTCAAACCCTATTTCCTCCGCTATAACATCTTCAGCCCAAACGATATTTGCCTTTGCCGTTGCATTATCTGCCAAAGCCATTTCCCGACCCTGTGGAGTGTTTAAGTCAATATCAGTACGCTTAGTAACTACAATTTCATCCCCTGTAGTTTCAACAATAATTACTTTTTTACCACCTAGCTCACCAAACTTTTCAATACTTTTATTACCTGCAATGATGTTGTTGTTCTTATCAACTAAAGCACCCCTACCAGCTTTAAATTGGCTAAACGACTTATCCATTAAACTGTTACCAAATTCGCTACCTACATTAAAATTTTTGTCATCAAATTTTAAATCGGTTATATCCGCTTCAATAATTTTTGCTTTAGCCATATTCCCAATAAAGTTAATTTAATTTTTCGCAACGTTGTTGCAAATTCAAAGTTACAATCTTTTCAATTTAATTTGAAAAATGATTTTGTTAAGTTAATAAATCTCTCAATTGATTATAGCTTACCTGCATTACCTTTTTCAAATTGTCCTTGTCTAGCCATAACGTATTTAAACGTATTTTTCGTTTCCCAAAGTTACAAAACTTTCAAATTATATTGAAATTATAGTTTTTTGTGAATTG